TTACAATATATTCTATAACAGTCTTCCAGTTGTTTTTCTGTGTAGAGAACCACTAAAGTTCCTCAAATTCTGCTTCTTCAGCTTCGAGCAGAGGTTGATAATCCGCGAGCAACGAGTCTATTTTCTGTTTGAGTTGTTTCTCTGACAAAGACTCAAGCGTACCTGTGCGGATCTCTTTTCTTTCAACATAAATTCCCGCGGCTCGGCCTCTTTGTACTTCTGCTGAAACTGCGGCAGTCAAATTTCCTTTATCGATGGCTTGATCTCGTATTTCGGCAAGTTTTCTGATGTGTCTTTCAAAAGTGACATCGTATTTTTGTTGCACTTCTCCTTGAAGTTCTTGTATATATCGAACGACCAAAGGAAACTTTCTTGGATTAGTTAGTTCTGAGGCTCGTACATGGGCGCTTGACTTGCCATAACCTGCATCTATGGCACATTCTGTCTTGGTTTTTGTTCCGTCATTGTAAACAAACTCTCTAGCAAATCTTTTTTGCTTGTCTGTTAAATGCTTAACATTTTTACCGTCAGGATTTCCAGAACCATTATTCATGCAGCAAATTTTAACAAGTTTTTAGCCATAGTAAACCCCATAAGAATAATCCCATACCCTGAAACCCCTGTAAAATAAGGTCAAAAATGTTAGACGTATGCAGACACTCCCATAAAAACCACTGCAATTTACTGTGGCAAATGCGCAAAAAAGGCCTTTTTTCCTTATATTATTATACGAACCTTAGATGGTCCATATAACATTGAAACCCCTATAGGGCTTAGTTTTGGGGCAAATTATTCCGTGTTATACGAAATCTGTTCATTGCGCGTGATAGTTATTTTTCCTGAAAAACTCAAAAATCCATCTAAGATATAATGTTTTGATAAAAAGTAGGGTATATAGGGTTTTCAATATTATATTAGATATGTGTTAGACCAACTTTGGTCCGTATAACATTTTATTGGTTTTGTTGTTTTGAAACTACAGAGATAAGTTTGTCCAAGTACCACCGAGCCTTGTTCAGATCCTCGGTTGGTTTGCCTTTGTGTGGAAACCTCAGAAGATACTTCAAGATGTTTCCGAGCAAGTACCCGACAAATCCCTGGTCCCCGATTCCCGCTTCAATAACATCAATCACCTCCATTCCACCTTGATTATAGTGAGGCGGATGGTTGACCATATCCTCCTTATCAGTCGTCATAGGCTTTTCCGGTTGCTTTTTCCCACTCCCAAACAGCAGAAGCCATGCAAAGATTGCTGCCTTCTTTAACACCTTTAACGAACCAAGGTGCAAACTCTCCTTTGTTTTCTTCAAACCAAGCTAAGAACTCAGGATCGGTTTTCTTTTTATGAACGCCCTCAACATAGGGCCTCGTTGGATTTAATCGTGTGTTGTTTGTTCTTTTCATCCGTGCCTCTCAAGTGAGTATTCTATTCGTGCCTTTGCAATCTCCGGCCCCGCAATCTTCACCCAAGAATCTAGGCTCGTGTGGTTAGGCTTGGTAATTTTTATAAGCCGGATATCAGAATCGGTTAGCTTATAAGGACCCATCTTTTCAGTTACAAATATCATACGTATTCCCTTACAAAAATAGGTGTTTGTTCTCCAACATAAGCACCCACTACATTAAATTCCATGTGTTCAACCGCATCATCAAGGCTCATGTCTCGTGTAAGCACTTGAATGCAATGATCGTAGCTGTAAACGGCTCGTGGTGGACCCCATTCGTTTGAAACACCCATGAACGCTTCTTCAAATCCGTCTGCAACCAACATGGCTTCACCTGTGTTCTCCAAAAACTCAGCCCAGTCAGCCAGTTTTTTTGGTCCTCGTCCGGCTATACTTCTTATCTTCGACACTTCCTCTCCTTTCTTTAAAAGTTTTGTTGATAACTTTTTGAAGTCTGCCCGACTTCATCAGCTTGTGTATGTCTCTTAAGAGCATTTTATTATTTTAACCCCTGCAAGAATCAAAGCAAGACTGATAACCGCTTGAAGAAAAGCCCATCCAACCTTTAAAGAAAAAAGATTATTGAAAGTCCCTAAGAGCGTAAGCAAATAAAGATCTTTCTTTAAAACCAAAGTTGATAGGTCCAGAAAAACAATTCCTAAAACCACTAAAACCACACCTAAAAAACTATTTATTTTCATCGTTGTTTCCGCTTGGAAACGACATCAACGCCGTTCGAATCCACTCCATTGTATCCAACAAGCCGTCCACGTCTTCCTTTGACACCACAACCAGTTTTGTGTCCTCGTCCACATAAACGTCGCCATACTCTCGTACGGTGGTGTTGCCAGAGTCAATTTTTTCAAGCATCTGTTCAATTAAGTTGTTGATTAAACTAGCCATTCTTTTACCTCACCTAATACTTCATTACTAATCTTCACTTTTTTTCGTAAAGAGTCCAGAATTTTTTCGTCCACGGTCCCCGGTGCAACAAGATCGACATAAGTACAATGATTCGTCTGCCCGATCCGATGAATCCGATCCTCGGCTTGTAGCCTCAATTCCAAATCATAACTGTTTGAATAGAAAATCATGGTGTCCGCCGCGGTCAATGTCAGTCCACGGCCCCCGGTATGTGGATTGGAAACAAAGAAACGCAAAGAGTCGTCCGCGTCTTGAAAACGATCCAACGTCTTCTCTCTGTCACTGGTGCTTGTTGGCCCGTAATAGGTCGCAACGCTGTCCTCGCCAAACTTTTCAGCAATCGCTTTTTGCAACGCCTCGATGTCGGTCTGGAACACAGCAAAAAGAATCACCTTGCCTCGCGTTTCCTCCAATAAAGAAAGCACTTCTTTGACCCGATTGTTCTTGAGCACCACGGTATTGCCGTCCGCGTCTCGTAAACTCCCTGCAACCACTTGCTGCAATCGCATCAACTGCGTCAACACACTTTGCGTACTAAACAAACTGTCCTCAATAATCATCAAGGCTTCCTTCTTCATGGTGTGATAAGCGTCTTTTTGTTCTTGCGTCAACTCCACCTCGCGCCTCATATACACCTTCTCTGGCAAATCCAGGCATTCGTCTTTGGTGTAGCGCACAGAAAAATCACTGAGTGCGCCTTGCAATTCGTCCAAGCGTTGAAAGTCCACGATTTCTTGAAAACTTCGTCCGCGTCCCAGTTGTCGCTGTTTAATCACAGCATACCTCGCGCGAAACGCATAATAACTGCTGAACCCCAAAAGATTTGGACTCAGAAAAGCGCATTGTGAGAAGAGATCCAACGGTGCCTTCGTCACAGGAAACCCTGTCAGGATTCTTTTGTATCGTGGCAATGCAGACAACTTCAAAAGGTTCTTGGTCCGCTGTGCTTTGGGATTCTTTATGAGCGTCGATTCATCAATCGCCATCATCGCATGGTGCACATTGAGAAAATTCTCCACGAACACACAGCCTTTCTTCGTGGAAAACGCTTCCACGTTCACAGTCAGTATGTTCAACACACCGTGTGAGTCGTCCTTGACCATTTCATCGTACTTCTCTCGCCACGTTCTCGTATGATTGGGTTGCCACACCAACACTCTGCGTTCAATGTGGTCCGGTAAATGCCTCGGAATCTCCAACTTGTCCCAGTTGCGCAAGTTTCCCTTCGGCGTGACCACCACCAACGCATCGATCTTGCCTTCATCAAAAAGTATGGCAGCATTGTCCAACAAAACCTTGGACTTGCCCAAACCCATTTCCAAAAAGTACGCATACTCTTGGCGGTGCACGGAACGCTGTAAGCTTTTTATTTGGTGCTCGTAAGGCGTTGTTTTAAAAGGGTATTCTTCAAAGTTCATTCCACCCTCCAACACCGCACTTTGTGCATCGGAACAGTCTTTGTCTCACTGCTCAACCAACTTGGCCTAAAAGTGTAGTCTTCTTCCCAACACTCATTCATCTTTCTCGTTTTGCAAACCATGTTAAGCTTTTTAAAAGCAACTCGAAGCATCGAAGAAGCCTGGAACCTGCGCCCTGCTGAAAAGACCGTCCACTCTCTCGGCACCACGAAGGAATCACCAACTTCCATGCCCTTGATTGCCTCCCGCATCTTTTCAGAAAGATTAACATCGCCTCTTGTAATCTCAGCCAACGGAATGTTTTTCTCTATAGCAAGTTTCATGTCCACCACTCCGGTTTTTCTCTGCCTTTTTCCCATGTCGCGTAGGTTTTTTCAGCGATACAGTAATTCCTATACGCTTTGACTGGATCTTCGTCCTTATATTCGTCAGGCATCGCTTGTGCAATTGGTGTCATAGCATTTAAAGGCATATTCCAAGGCAACTGAGACAAAAGAATATACAAGTCATTTACGCTTTTGTGTTTTTTACTGTAGCGAAAAGCGTATTCATCGCCCAACGCAAGAAAATGTCTGAGCAACCACTCATAATTCTTACTGGTTTCTCTGGCCCAGATCGAGCAAGGGTGGTTTATATAGGCTTTCTTATAAAGACCCACCTTATCTGCGTATTCATCGCCGTCTAATTCTCGGTGTGCAGTGCACAACATTTGCGCAGTCTCTAAAGGCATCTTAACCAACATTTTGTCGGGTTGCGCCCTTGCTGCTTGGACCGGACATTCGTCAAAATAAAAGATGTTCATACTATCTCCCCCAATTCTTCAAGCTGTTTCTTAATCTCATCAACACCTTTTAACAATTTTAGAAAAGAACGCTTTTGAAGATTACTACCTTTACGAAATCCTTTTATAGTGCGAATATCCATTCCTAAAGTCCCTGCAATTGTTTGGTCATCCATGCCTAAAGAATTTAACTCATTTAGATTTCTTATAAGTTTGAGTTTTTGAAAATAAGGTGAAGTCGATACAACTTGCTCAACCTCTTCTTTTGTAGAAGTAGCCGTAATTGACCATTCGCTTTTTCCACTTTGATATTTTAGTTTTGGTTTCATTCCTCTGCCTCCTCTTCCACGTCGTCGTATCCAACGATCTCTCTGGGGTGAATGGCATCGTATTCCTTCAACCAAGATTCTTCCTGCGCAGTCAAACGCCGACCGTATCTTTCGTGGTAGGCGCCCAACTGTGCTTGAAGCCGGACCAATAGATCCATGTGATATGTTGTGAACACCGGAAGATCGAAGCTTTTTACAAACTCATCCAATTCTTGGTGCGCTTCGCTGAAATATTCCGTCTCCGCAAAAGCTTCTTGAAAGTCTTTAGTGGACGACATTTGGTGCCTCCGCTGCTTCTGACTCGTTTCCATAACCTTCCTCTTCGTCGTGTCTAAAAGCC